CTTTGGTGCGGATCTCATCGAGTGCCCTTGCATACACATCATATTTTGTTACGGTGGAAAAACCGAAGTTGTATTCCTTTCCGATAATGGTGGCAATCTCGGTTTTCTGTACATATTTCTGTGATATCTGCCCGTCTGCGTTGGGCTGTTTTTCAGGATGCTCCCTTAAAAAAGCAGCACTGGCAGCATTCATATCTGCACGGAAGAGTCTGCCGATAAGATATTTTTTGTATTCACTTGTAAGGTCAGTCCGTTTGAGCTGCTCTGCACATAGGTAGGCTTCTGCTTCATCACGGCTCTGAAAGAGGAGTCTGCGTATGTTGAAACGAATATCCCATTTCTTGCAGATGGAATAGCGGAGATGCCCGTCTATGATGGTGTTTCCCCAGACGCAAACGGCATCATGGCAGCCGTGGTCAAAGATATCTTCTTCAAGTTCCTCCATGTATTTTTCATCCCTCGGCTGGATGAGTTCTAAAAATCCATTGTCGGTTTCAAATTCCGGGATCTGGCTGTCACTCATACTGTTTCCTCCGTTCTGGCAGAGTCATCCACGAGGACACACTCCTGCATGGAGAAGCTCGCCAGTCCTTCCTTTTGATTTATTGCACCATATATGCGGTAAGACCTGTTGTTGGAAAGTTCCGAATTGGTCTGCCTTAAGGTCTGGAGCAGCTCACGGCTGTATAATTCATAGCTGTTTCTGATATCGGAGTAACATGCCCTGACATGGTGAGCCAGATAATCCTGACGGACGCTTTTCCTTACGGCAATCATATGGGTGAACGGATTTACCAGAAGCTGGATGTATTCCGGGTCACCGAGCATATGAAGGGTGTGCTTATGTATTCTGATACGGTTTTTCTTTAAATCAATGCATAGGATCGGCTGGGAAGAGGGTTGATTGCTCATAGTGTGTTTCCTCCTTTGGTGGTTCTGCTGTGTTTTGGGTTTCTTCAGACGGCTGCGTATTCTCGGAAATTCCAAAGACTGCATAGCCGTCAAACATGTTGATCTGTAAATTGCTCTGGTGTTCCTCAACCGGGACACCGAACTGGTTCTGCCATTCTGCAGGATATGTCGGGGTGCGGGATGTCTTTATTTTTCCATCCTCTTTTTCTGCCCGGACGTATATTTCGGGAGTGGTAAGGTCGAAGACGAATAGGAGTTCATTATCTGACCGTATCAGTTTGCCGAGCAGTTTATAACGGTAGCTTGGATTCCATTCCATCAGGCTTATGACCTTGGCAAAGAAGATACGGCATGTGATCTGCCTTGGGGATCGCTTCTTGGTTACAGAGCACCAGCGGAAAGAGTCCTTCTCATCTTCCTGACAGGGGCGGACGGCAAGTTTCTTTTCATCCGGGTTCACAAGGATCTGTACAAAATCTGTCTGGGGTAGTTTCTTGATACATGCAGTATTCACGGATACTTTGTTTGCATTAAATGTAAAGGACGGTTCATAGGTGTGGGCGAAGAATTCACCACGCACCACCTGATAACCTTCATAACTGAAGGCATCGTCCTCGATGATCTGTAAGTCCCTTGAAGCGGACTGGGTTATGTTCTCATTGTTTGGCTGTTCATTCATTACGGTTCTCCTTCATGTCAGACATAAGCTGTTCTATGTTTTTCTCTACTTCGTCAGGACTGGTTACCTGTATGTCTGAATCTTTGTATGCAACGGCTTCAGTGGAAATCACTTCTCGGCTGTTGAATCCGGCAAGCTCCTGTGCCTGTGCGTGGCAGTAGTAGTTGCTGCCGAAAGTATCTGCCCAGTCAGGCGGGTAAGCGCGGACGTTCTTTTTCTGGTTGTCAGTGAACGGTTTTACATCCGTCCGGGAATCGGATGTCTGCTGCTCATCGATCACATCACTCGGAATGAAGATCTCTGTTTCTTCCAGATTGAAAAGAAGGACAGCATCGTCTCCGTTTCCACGCTTGATTCCCGTTATGCGGTAACGGCAGTCCGTGTTCCAACCGAGAAGTGCATAGATGGTCGGCATAAAGGCAGTACCGCTGACTGCTCTTGGGATAGAAAGCTCTCCACGTTTCTTTGCCCACTGCATGGCATTCCTGTGGGACTGAGTGGCAGTTCTTACGGCAAAGAGATGTTTGTTTGGGTGGAGCAGAAGTTCTACCAGTGTACTGCTTAATTTTCTTACTGCTGCGGTTGAAAATTTGATATCATTCAGACTGAATGTCACGGTAATACGGTCAGTGCCGTCAAAGAACTGTGAACGTGCAATTTCATATCCGCGCAGGTCAAAATCCCCGGACTGCACCTCAACGGATGAGGCGGACGGAGAAAGCTGTTCCATCTGGTCATACACACTTAAGGAAGCACTGATATAATCATTTTCCTTAAAGCCGGCCCACCGTGGATTGATGGATACAAATCCTTTCAGTACCCCATCAGATATAACCTTAAGTTCTGGCAGTATCCCTTTATTTCCATACTTGGCGTTGCTGATGAGGCGTTGGACGGCAATGAAATCATCACGGGAGATGATGGCTTCATGATGGTTGCGCTTCCTGTACTGCGGACGGTTCTGCATGTTCTTTTTTGATTTGTGGTTCAGGTAATTCGGTGTATAGGTCTTTCGTGCAAGTACATCACCGCAGTGTCTCTCATTCTGCAGTATTTGAAGAATCGAACCGGGAGACCAGACGGTATTCCCTTTCTTTGTTTCACAGCCCAGTTCCGTCAGGGTATCGGCAATCTCCTGACAGGTGCAGCCGTTTAAGTACATCATAAATATCAGACGCACGATTTTTGCTTCCCCTTCATTGACCACCAGATTCCCATCTTCGTCATGGTCATAACCGAGAAGTGTCGGTGTGAGGAAGATTCCCCTTCGGAAACGCATCTCAATGGAAGCATTCATGATCTCACTTTTTGTATGGCTTTCTTCCTGTGCGAGGGTAGCCATGAAGGAGAGCACCATTTCACTTTTCGGGTCAAAGGTATTCAGCCTTTCCGTCTCAAAAAAGACACCGACCGGGTGCGGAAGGGAAAGCAGTTCACGGACATATCCTATGCAGTCCACAACATTTCTGGCAAAACGGGATACGCTTTTGGTAACGATGAGATCAATTTCCCCTTTCTTGCAGTCCTCAATCATCAATTTAAACTGGTCACGGTGCTGTAAGGAAGTGCCGGAGATGCCTTCGTCTGCATAAATCTGTACGAGCTTCCAGTTCGGACTTTTGCTGATGACATCATGGTAATGGTTTTTCTGTAACTCATAAGAAGAGGTCTGTCTTGGATCGTCCGTGGATACCCTTGCATAGACGGCTACCCTCTGTTCATTTTCAACTGCAAATATATCTTCCTGCGGAAGTGCCGGAATCACGTCAAGTTCATCAATGCTGACACCTTTATACCGCTCCCTGATCTTGTTTTTCTGGTCAGCAACAGAGCCGGCCTTCTGTTCATTATCTCTCATGTCTTACCACCTTTTTCTTATGATGTGGTTTATTATAAAATTTTCATACGAAAATAAAATAGACCATGCGGACAGGCATATCCGTATAGTCTATTCCAAAGCAAAATTTTATGTGTGAAAATAGTGTGCCGCAGCATCTAGGCTTCGTCAGCCGAAATATGCCATCCGTTTTTATGCATGCTGTCGATGCTTGCTTTTACCATTTCGTAAATGAAGCGTTTCTCATTTTCCGTACACTCAGCCATCAGCAGATCAAGGTCGGTCTGATAGGCTGTCGGATTGTGGAGCTGGACTCCTGCGAGCAGTTCATCGACAGTTATTCCAAGGGCATTTACAATTCGGATGATGGCTTCAAGGCTTGCCTTGCGTTTGGCATTCTCAATATGGCTTATGTAGGATATGGAGAGTTCCGTTTCCTCTGCAAGACGTGCCTGTGAAAAATTGTTCTGTTCCCTGACTTCCTTAATGCGGTATCCGATCTGCTTATGATTTACAGACGAAAGTGATTCATTCATAATGTTACCTCCTGTTTCTTTTTCTTACGCAAATAGATTATCTATCAGTGAGTAGTAAAAAGTTATGTAATTTAATCAAGCAGAGTGGAGCATTGCCGGATAACGGAATGTAAATATGTGTAGACATTTGTCGAACGATTTTTATTGATGGGCAGTATAAAAGATGCTATGCTGATGGTGGAACTGGACAACATGGAAGTGAAGAAATCAAGGAAAAACAAGGAATTATAAGAAAAACATATTGAACTGCGGTGTGCTGCTGTTCATATTTTTTTACCCATATAGTAAAGTGGGATGGAGTAAATTACTAAAGAGATATAGTTCTAATATTTATTCTGGTTTGCGGTTAAAATAAATGTATCGCAGAGCAGAAGAGAGGTGTAATTTACTTGCGTACAGAGGACTATATCCCGAAAAGGGTAAAAGAATTATGCAGCAAGCATAAGGTTTCCAAGTACCGACTCGCACAGCTCACTGATATGTCACAGACAGCTTTAGGGAATATAATCAAGAAAGAGAGCATTCCAACGATACCGACTTTGGAAAGAATCTGTGATGCATTCGGAATTTCACTAGCACAGTTTTTTGCCGGGGACGGCATGAGACCAGATCTGACAGATGAGCAGGAAGAGATATTGGAAACATGGGATAACCTAAATGCTGATGAGCGGAGAATTTTGATGAACTTCGTGAGATCATTGAAGAAATAAGGGGAAGCAGTTCAATTGTATCTGATTGATTGTTTCCCCTTTTTCTATGTACTTTCCACGGCAGAAGAAAGCAGTGAGGATACATAATGAGTGTAAAAGATGAGGAGTTCAAAACAAAAATCTATGATCTGATGAACGGAAGCTACAATCTTGAGGAGTACCCGGTTGAGGAAAGCAGTGTGGTAAAAGATGAGTTTGCAGAAGGGGAATAC